AACTTAACGGGGCGGAACGCGTCTTGGCTTAGGGCCATCATGTCGCGCGCCTGGCGAACAAGCTGCGACGTAGGCGGCAAGGTGCGGCCAACCATATTTTGAAAACGATCGGGGTCCATGCGCGCAATCTTTGCCGCATCAATAATGGATCCGGTGCCTTGTGCGATATTGGTAATAGCGGCCGAAATCATGGCCTGCTCTGGCGTGATGCCGTCGATCTCACGCAGCCGGTAGCCGTAGAGCTGAATGTTAAGATCTGGGTTCTGCGTCATCAAACGACGGGCCAGGCCAACGCGCTGGTGGCCATCTGCAACGAACAAACGGCCGTCTGCATATTCATAGACAGTCACAACGCCTGCGAGCTGCGGATCCCATTCAGTGATGAACTGCAAGCGATCGGTTACACCGAACTCATCGCCGCCACCCTTAAACTGGAAAGTGCGCGCATCGACCTGGATATCACGCGGATCGAAGGCATAGAGGACGCCGCCCAGGTTTTCCATTTCGGGCTGGGCCGCCTGCAACGCTTCTCTGGTCACAGCGCTAGGCGTGTTGTAAATAAGATCTTCGGGGATTCGACCCTCTGCCACTCCAAGTTCAGCCAAGCTAAGGTTGCGCGCATATTCCGCTGGCGGTAGGCCAAAGTTAAAAGATTGCGTTTCTTCAATTCGCTGCGCCAGCGTGAAGGCAGCAGAGGCTTCGCTGCTAAAGGAAACGCCGGCAGCGCGCATAGCCTCCACGCCCTCACGCAACTGCTGTGTTGAAAGAAGGCTTAATGGATCCGGGTTGGATGTAGGCTGGCCACCAACAGCGCCCCCAGGCGGACGTTGCCCGCCACCAAATGCACGGCGCAATCCCATGCCGATCGCTTCTGCGCCGACAGCAAAGCCAGCACCGGCCGCCGCGCCGAAACCCACATTACGGAAAAAATCCTCTGAACCATATTCAATGCCTAGACGGCTATACCATTCTGCAAGTTGCGGCTGGCGAGCCGCCTCAAAGCCAGCGCCGATTAATGCTTCGCGAAAGGCAAATGAGTAAAGAGTTTTTGCGCCGGCGCCGCCAACAAACATTGAAGCTGCTTGAAGCGGATCTTCTGCGATATCCTGCATTCCGCCAGCAAACTGGCCAACAAACTCGACAAACGACCCGCCGGGCAAAGCGGAAACACTTTCAAACTCTTGCCGCACCGCGCTTGCGCTCTCGGCCATGCGCTGCTCGACAGCATCAAACGACATGAGATTTAGAATTTCCGGCGCGACCGAACCAGGGTTTACTTGTTCGTGTGATAGCACGCTATTAAAAAGCTGTTGCGCGGCGTATCTATATTCTCGCTCTCCAAATGTGCCAAGAAGGCTGACCTCGCTTAAGAACATCGCCGGGTTGACAGTAATCCTTGACGGAACCTGCTCACCGCCGATATCCCGAAACTCAATCGGGCCTACGTCTTCATTGATCGATGAGATAATTGTATCGAACACATCAGACAGGCCGCGAGATCTAGCCATGTGGCTATCGCCCCGAGAGCTAAAGTCAAAAGCCAAACCCAATCTCTCCATTGAGCTGGGCATGACCTCGTTAATTGTAGGCCTGAGTTTTGCTGCGTTTGGATCGTAGCGATCAAAGATCATCGACGCCGCCTCCTTGGTTCCTCAAGCAGTGTTATTGAGCTAAGAGCGGCAAGATCTAGCAAGATTGGCGTTCCGCGAGAGTCAGCCCATGTAACAGCACTTAAAGGATCTCCCGTGCGCAATTGATATCCATCTTTTGTAAAAACAGGATACCATCTGCCGTTTTCAAGAATATCCAAGTTATAATCCGCAATCGCATCTGCGTTAGAAATAGCAGGAGCAATCACCGGACCCTGGGCGGCCGGGCTGGACAAGAAATTCTGTACCGCATCTGCGTTTGCATCTGGAACAATCAAAGTGTCCTGGCCGTTGATGGTTTCAATTGAATAACGCCCCAAGGCTTGCTCGATAAACCTGTCGTATTTGTTGTTGTCCAGCATATCGACAAGGTCTTGATCTTGCGCCGCAGCATCCTTGTAAAGAGCGTTTACGATATCGGCCATGTAAGACAAAGTGCTGGGAGACTCAGCAAACGCATTTCCAACATATGCGCGTATCCGTCGCGCAGGATCTTGTCCACTCAACGCAGGAGGCATTTCAAGTGACATGCCACGCAAGGCCGCATTTGCCACATTGGGAAACCCTTCGACAAACAACCCACCGATATGCGCATAAATCGCGCCCTGACGGGAATCCTGACCCAAGTTGTCAAAAATCCGCATTGCTCGATCTTGCCCTAAATTTGCAATTAGGGCCAGCATTTCAGATTTTTGGCTTGGAAGCCCCTCGCTCAATATGCTTGAAATTGCTGCAATTTCACCCGGCAACAAAACATCTTGGTTTCTAACTCCAAAACGGGTTTCCACAAAATTAACTTCGCGAAAGCGTTGATCAAGAGAAGCGCGAATCGATGCCTGATCGCCATTAAGATTAATTGGCTCGCCAACAACGACAGGGGCGTCGAACGCGGGGTTGTCGATCAGCACACCCTGTGATTGCGCGTAGGCAAGGCCTTGGCCATCCCCTAGAGCATTTTGTTGAGAAAGCATAAACCCAGATAGCAAGTTTGCCTGACGCTGGTTGATTGCCATCTGGTCAATCAGCTCAACACCATCAGGCAAATTTTCGGTCGAGGGGATTGCCGTGCGCAGCCGATCAAGCTCTGCGGCAAGCTCTGCCGGCTGACTTTCACGCCAGCTTTCCAAGGCTGCCATTGTTTGTTGCACTTCAGCCATGCTTTCGCGCATGTCTTCGGTAATGATTTCTTCTGGCAAATCACGATATGACTCGAGCAACTGAGCCATTGCCTCTTCGGCCACAAGCGGGTTGGGCGTCGGAGAACTCATAACGCTGTCTAAAACTTCAGCAGACGTTTGAATCAGGCGCAAGGCTGGTGCCGCAGCTTCTCTAGCTTCCGCCGTTGCTGCCGCTTGAGCGCGCTGCGCTGCATCCAAGGCGCGTGCTACAACATCGCGGCGATAAACCTCCTCTGGCGTGTCGATGCCAGCTTCGCCAACGCCAAGCATTCCCCCGGTGTATTGCTCGAGCGCAATCTCAAGCTCGCCTAAGTTCATGCCGCGAATATCGTTGATGAAGTTATTATCGGCTGCAAGGCTTTCTATGGCTGCCAACAGCTCCGGCCTTACGGATCCCAAGCGCTGCGCCTGTGCTGTCATGTCTGCTAGGGCTTCTGGACCCACGACACCGCCGCTGGCCAGCACGCTGCGCGCAGTGTTGATACGACTGCCAAGAGCCTCAGAATCCGCCTGATAGCGCGCCTGAGAGGCGGCATACAGGCGGTTCGATCGGCCCAACGTATCGTACAGAATTTCAACAGCCTGCTCGCGCGGCAGCGATTGCAAAGTGTGAAGCGTGTATGCCGCGTCGTCATCCAAACCTGAACGCTCATACGCTTCTTGTGCCGTTATAGTGCCGGCATTGACCTCATCTTGCAGGTCTAGGGCTTCAGCCAAAGCGGAAGCGCGGGCTGGATCGTCAAATACATAAGACTGAACCGTGCGGGTCGCGATGTTGACGGCGAGCTTAGATCTGGCTGCCGCTGACATTTCGGGGCTGGCTGTGCCGCTGCGAATTTCTGCTTCGGCATTGGTGGCAACCCTAATGCCAGCCATATCATAATCGTCAGGGGTGGGGCCAAACGGATTTGATAGCTCGTCTTCGATAGCCTGCATGTGCGCTGCAGCCGCAGCATTTGCACGCGCTTGGATGCGCCTATCAACTTCGCCGCGCAACTGAAACCGCTTGGTCAGCTCAGATTGGTTGAACCGCGCGCGGAACTCATCACGGGCCGATCGGCTCTGGATGCTGTCAGCCAAGCGCTCGCGCATGTCGTTGACGTTGTCAGACCAGGTGCCAGTGCCGTCGGGCTTGAACACGTTGTAGATGTCCGGGCTTTCCTTGAGCCGGTTGGCCAAGTTCATCATCTCTTCTTCGGCAGCAAGCAAGCTCTCGCTCATCTGCACCTCAACGGCAGCCTTGTGCCGCATTACAGAGTATTGCTGGACCTGGCTGAACGCCTCGCCAATAACGTCGCCCTTGCGCAGCTCTGCCTGCACGAAAGGCTCAGCGCGCATTCGCGCCGTGATCGGACGACCAGGCGCTTCGTTGGACATTTGTGCTTGGCTTCTGAAAACAGGTATTCTCATCTGAATGGTCCAAACTCATATGCTTGCTGGGCCGCTGACCCAAAGGATCTGATCAAACTTGTCGTGCCTGATGCGCGAAGACCTGCAGCCTGGGCGCCGCCTTCCATCCGCGACAGCTCTGCGTTCAAGCGCGCAGTCTCCTGCTCATCCGAGATCTGCATGTTGATGATCTCGTTGTTCATCTCAGCCACGATCCGCTCGTATTCGAACTCACGCGCGTTTTCGCGAATGACCTCAACCGGCGTGCCTTGGCCCATGTCGATGCCAGAATAACCAAACCCAGCCCGAACACCGCCTTGCACGTCACGCTCAAAGAACTTTGCGGCGCGCTTGCCTTCGATCAGAAAGTTGCGGTTGATGATCTCGCGCTGCCGCTCGAGCAGACCGATGTCGCGCTCAATCAATTCGGCGTTGAACTCGCCGGCGCGGTTTGCAGCATCCGCCGCACGGTCAGCCGATCGCTTGGAGGAAAGACCCCCAAGCAGTGTCGCGCCTAAACTGAGGACTTGAAAGATGGACATGCGATCACTCTACATCATTTGTCGAACGTATTCATCCTCGGGAAGAGGGCAAGCACGCTCATTGGCAAGGGTTGCGTTTGGCGGATGTACAGCCGGTCATCTTCATCATACCCACCAGGAAATTCGATATCTTTGTCACCCGTAAAGAGCGGCACTGCCTGGTCCATTGCCATCGAACTATCGCGGAAAAAGATGCGGTCGTTTTCGCTGGCCGAATTGCCGACCTCGATGCCGACAGTCTCATGCAGTCGCAGCGTGATGGCGTGAATGCGCTTTGGCTTGCCCTGGCTGGTGCCGTCGGCAGATCCTGCCTCAATCCGCATGGTCTGCATGCTGCTGGTGTAGCCGTAGCCGATCGCCGCTGTCGTCGAGTTATACGCCAGTGACACACCCCCGTCAGCGACGACGCGATCAGGGTGAGACGCGCCGTTGGCCAGGACAGTGACTGTCTCGCCCTCAAGGTGATACAGGCCTTTGAGGCTGCCTATCGCCGAGCCATCGTACCGCAGGCCGCTGTCCACAAAGAACGCGCCGGTGGTGACGCCGCCGAAATCAAACGGGCGCATCAGCTCAACGTATCGCTTGGTCACACCATTGATCGTGCGCTTCACGATCATGTAGAGTTCGTCCTCGCCAGTGTCGCTGGGCAGTGTCGCGATGCTTTCGACGATGGCCTGACCGCCGTCGAACTCTCCGCCGATGACGTGCTTGTGCCAAGCAACCACCTCCTCTTCCCTGCGATACGTCACGCCGATCAGAGATCCGTCAGCCCGGATCGCCCAGATCACGCCGTCAGGCTCCTGCTGGTAGGCAAAGGCGCTCAATCCGCCGGCGGTGATATGCTCAGCCACGATCGTGATGTCGGGTGCCTGGTAGGCTGCCACGTTGATATCACCGACATAGCGGAACTCTCGCACCTTGCGGCCACCACGCTGCACGAACAGCGTCACGTCAGCCACCTGCACAGGCTCGATCGCAGCCGAGCCATAGTTCGAGTATTTGCGAATAAGCGTTGTGGTCGGCGTAATCGGTCCGTCGCTGGTCGCAGTCAGGACGTATTCGCCGCCGGTGGTGCCGATCGTCAGCACTCGGGTGGCCGACAGGTAACGGATGGCGTTTACCTGGTTAGAGGCGATCGTGTAGATCAGCGCGTCGTCCGCGCCGGTGCCGGCGGTGAAGTTACTGTAGTCGCCGTTCTTGGAGAACCACAGCGTCTGCGGGTTGTTGTTGGTCGCGCCGTAGACAAGCCGCTGCTCAAAGAACGTCACGACGCTGGGATAGTCGTCGGTGCCAGTGTTAAGAGCTGGGCTTGGCGATCCCGTGATCGTCGGTGTTGCGAACGTCCAGTTGTTGTCTGCAGACCTGGTCAGCGTGCGGATCGCGTAGGACGGATGCACGATAAACATCGTGTCGGCAGACTGCACAAAACGCAGCGCCGGTAGATCAGCCACAGCGTATGGCGTCGCGATGTTATAGATCTCGGTGGCCGTGCCGCCCGAGGTGTAAGCGGTGAACCCGGTCGTGTCGATCGCGTCGCCGAACAGATTGGTCAGCGTGAACGTGTTGGTCGTCGCGTTGGCCACGCGGTAGTTCCGGCCATTCAGCTCGGTCATGCCGGCTACGCTGTCGATATAGATTTCGTCGCCGTTGGAGAACCCATGCGAGTTCGACGTGATGACGCCTGGATCTGCCTGCGTGACGCCGGTGATGGTCTTGTCGGTCGCGTCGATCACCTGCAGGCCGTTGCGGAAAACCCGCATCACCTGGTCGCCAAACTCAAGAATGTAGGTGTCGGTGGTCTTGAACTGAAACGGGATCAGGCGCGCAGACTGAGCGCTGTTCTTGATCTCGCCCAGGTACTCAGTGCCAGGACGCCGCGTGACGCCACCCTGCGGCATCACCAGCAGGTTGGTCATGTCGGCCAGGCCTTCGCGGTAGGTCTCAAGCGTGACCCGCCCCTCCATCCGGGGGGATACTTCACCTGCAGTAAATGAGCTGAACGCCGGTGCTGATCGAGCCATCAGAACCTCGCTTCGATAAAGTCACTCGCTTCGAGCCTGACGGTGCCGCCTTCTGTCGCGTCGGAGAACCGCGCCTCGCGCAGCTTGCGCTCATACAGCGCGTCAGCGATCTGCACCACGGAGGTGGAGCCGGTGATGGCGTAGGCCGCCTCAGACGCAAGCCGAGCGGCCAGGACAGATGTCAGGCCAGCGTCGTACTGCGTCGGGTCAGTGATACGCGCAACGTATTTGATACGCGCTGTGCCGCTGTCCGTCAGGATGTTGCGGCCCTCAATCACAAAGAATGGCTTGTTGCCCTGGCCGACCAGGTTCTCATACGGGTACGTCATCGACCCGTTCTGGAACTCTAGGACGCGCAGGCAGTAGGGATCGGTCGGCAGTGCGTACTGGTACGCATAGTCAAACGCAGGCGTGTCCACGCTCTGCGCCAAGTTCGCACGACGGATCAGGCAGTTCCAAGGATGCGCGCGAAAAACATCATCGCGGATGTTTTCGAACATCTGGTTCATCACCCGACCGGTTTTTGAGTTCTCGCCAAGATCGGTGATGTTGGATGCGCCGATGATGTTGAGCGCGTTGTTTATGATAGCGACTACGCTGGTCACGCTTCATCCTCCGCACATGGGGAAGCGGGGCAGCCGTAGCCGCCCCGCCTTTGTCTTAGTTGACGATGTACTCGATCTGGAACGAGAAATCGCCAGCCTGGTCGCCAGCCGCAGCGAAGGTGACTGCTACATAGTAGTAGTCCTTCGGGTCGGCAGTTGCGCCCGCATCTTCCCACACCTTCTGGCCGCACTTGTTGATGTCGCGTGCTTCGAACGCGAACTCAGTGAAAGCCGTAGCAGCGCGGAAGTCGGTGACGACAGATGCATACGCATCTACGTCGGCGACAACGCCTGCAGTGGTGTAGAGACCGACGTTGGCCGTCAGCGTGGTGCCGCTGTCGAGATCGTCCGACGCCAGCTTGATGCTGGTGATCGAAGCGTTCGACGGGATCGGCGCCAGCATGACGATGTCGCTTGCGCCGACATCTGCAATCGCCAGAGCGACAGTGCCTTGAGCGATGCGCTTAACACCGTGGAGCTGGTGCGCTGCATTCATCGTCTTGGGCGAAGCCTCGAAGTTCGAGACCAGAGTGGAGTTCTTGGTGGTCATCTAACTTCTCCTTATTCGTCGCAGAGGATTTCAACGACTTTGGCCTCTTCCATGCGGGTCGCGCCGACCGACATGCAGTAGTAGACCTGGGTCGCGTAGCTCTTGTCTGCGCGCTCATCGATGCGTGCGGTCGGCTCTTTGCCAACTGCCAGCTTGATGCCGTCCATCGCCCAAGCAAAGCAACGACGATCGCCCGAGCCATCAAGGCCGAGACGGTTGGTCGTGACAAACTTGAAGCCGACGTAGGTATCCAGCTCGCCCTTAACCAGCGCGCGAACAGTGTTGTAGTCAGCCGAGGTAACCTCGGGGTCGTCCAACAGGTTCGTGATCTGCTTGGGGGAAACTGCGATGTAACGCGGGATCGAGGGATCAACGTCATTGCTGTCGAGGATCTCTTTTGCTTCGATCAGCTTGGCCAGCGTCAAGCCAGCAGCGCCAACAGCGATCTGGTTGTTGCTGTCGAACACCGTCGAAGTGGTGCCGTCCTTGCCAGTCAGCGAGGTGCCGAGGGCAGCCGAGATGATCACGTCATCCATTGCCCGACCCATTGCAGCCGCAGCAGCGCGGGCGTAGGTCGAAGTCGGGTCAACGAGCAGACGCACTTTGTCCTGATCGTCGATCAGGTCGGCGTACTCGTAGTCCGACATGGTGACCATGCGACGCGAGTGGGGCGTGTCAATGAGCGGGGTGTCCGCATGACGGGTGGTGCGCAGGACAGCAGCAGCGCTGCCAACCTGGTCGAAGAAGGCTTTTTCGCCGTTCACAGTTTCCACGTCCACCGCATTGCGCAGCAGCGAACCCATCTGCTGAGACAGCATCTGGATGTTCGAGGAAAACTGATTGACGAATGCCGTGGTGATTTGAACCGACATAGGTCTCTCCTTAGAGTTGGTTTCCAGTTTTCAGCGCCTTGGTTATCCTAGCGGGCCGTGGCTGCTGCTTACGGCAGCTACTCGACCGATCTGATCGGTGTGACCTGCGGGTCCGAAGATTGTCCGCTACACTACGCATACTCGCGAAGCCTCAAGACTTCATCGACATATGTGTCGTGTTCAGGGTGCAGTTTATCCCAATATGGGCTATCGCGTCTAGTCATCTCTGCAATGCGCTGTCCAGCCTCCTGCGGGGTCATAATCAGCTCACTGGTTTCGCCGAGCAACTTGTCCTCGCCGATCTGCTCAGCCAGCTTTGCAAACATGCGAACGACCTGTGGATGGTCGCCCAACATGCGCCCATCGGACAGCTCGACCTCCTCCAGCAAAGACGCATCGCCAAGCAGCTGCGTGGCAGCGTTGTACGCCAGCGCCATGCGCTGATCAAACGCCTGGCCAAACTCTTGGCGCAGCTCCTGCTCAGCCTCATACACCGCCTTCTCAGTCACTTCAGACCGCGAAGACCTGGCGCCAGACACGGCTTCGTCAAGAAACTTGGCCATCCGCTCAACCTGGCGATTATTCAGCCCAGCCTCAAATGCAGATTGCTTAAAGCCCTCAAGCTCGTTGTCTGCAAATATGGGGTTTTCGAACTTCAGCTCGTACTCAGACGGCGCTTGCGGGCGGCCCAGCCTAGACCACACATTCGCCCAGTCTTCATCAGTTGCCGACTTGCCTGGCAACGGGATCTTGTCAGCACCGATCATACGCTGCGCATGCACATAGCTCTTCGCCAGGGACGCAGGGTCGGTGAAATTGCGCAGGGATGGCTCCACGCGCAGATCTTCCGGCAGGCTGTCAAGAAACCCAACCGGGGCTGCAGCCGGGGCTGCGGTTGCGACGCCTTGAGATCCAGTATCCTGGGTTGTCTCTTCGCTCATTTTCTTTCCTTCTCTTCGGACAGCATTCGGACGATCAGCAGCACTGCTGCGCGCTGTCCTTCATTAAAAGCTGATGTGTGTGGATCGCCCGAAACAAATGTCGTCGCGCCAAACGAAAAGCGCTTCATCAGATCGTCCAGCACGCGCTGGCCGTCGTCAGTGTTGAAAGTGCGGCGGTAAGCCAGCTTTAGCTGCTCAACCTGCTTTTGGTCCATCATTGCTGCTGCATCCCTGCCAGAGCCTTAACCATCGGCGCGGCATTACCCAGCGCCTCGGCCTCAAGCATTCCGGCCTCGCCTTCAGCCTGGGCTTGCTGTTGCGCCTGCGCCTGCCGGCGCAAACGTGCAACCTCTTCGTCCGATCGGATCACCGTCGCCGGGATGCCAGTCGTATCGACCAGGTATTTGACCAGCTTGTCGCTGTCCAAGTAATCCATGACAGGCGCCACCTCGGCGATCTGCATCATCACCTCAAAGCCACGCAGCATGGACTGCAGGTCCGTCAGCTTCTGCGCCTTGGCCAGCGGCGAAACGTATTCGATCTCAATGTCGCGCCCCTGCAGCTCTTCAGGTGCAGGCGGCAAGACGCCGTTGCGCAGCAAGATCCCGAACACGCGCGAGATCAGCGGCTGCAGCATCTCAGACTGCAGACGACCAAGCACAGGCCCAAGCAAGCGCATCTTCTCTTCGTTGCGCTGCAAGACCTCAGTCGCCGTCATGGTCTGGCCCTGGGACAGCAACAGCTGATCGACATAGAACGCCTGGCGGATCGCGTTGCGACGCTGCTCCTCCATGTTCAGCCCGAGCGGGTTGTTTGCGCCGATGTTCAGCGGCTCCATCCGATCGCGTGTGCCAGCGCGGTAGAAGTTCAGCGACCCAGGCGTCGTGCGGATCGGCATGATGAACCCATCATCCGGCACCATCAGCGGCGGGTCGATCTGCTTCTGCGCTGCCCGGATCGTGACCTCGGACATCTTGTTAAGCATTTTCACATCAGGCAGCGCCGTCATCGCCGGCGATCGGCCATAGACCGACACGCTGTCTTTCACAAAGCGCGGCACCATGAACGGGAAATCGTCAAAGCCGCTCTCCGACAACAACGCCTTGCTGTCCATGTGGTAATACACAGACGCGATCGCCTTGTTCTTCGCAGCCCGACCAGGCTTGCCGGTGCGGGGGTAGACGGCATGCAGGATCGTATGCTCGGTGTACGGGCTGTTCTCTACGTCCTTCAGCACAGCAGGCGGCAACGCATCGCGACCGAACTGCTGCTCGATTGCACGCGCCGTCATCTTGAACTTGCGGTAGACCGTATCGACCATGCCGTTCGCATCTTCCGAGATCGAGATCTCGGCAATGTGGCGTGTGCCAAATCGAACGCCATCATCCGCACCTTCGACGTAGATCGCGCCCGTTCCGAACACCACCAGGTCGAAATACAGCTCATGCACCTCCTGCTGGAAGTTCGAGCGGTGGAACGCCTGGTACATCTGGTCGATGCAGCTCTCCAGCCATTCATTCGCCGCGTCGCTGCCCTGCAGCTCACGCTCCCGAAACCGCATCGAGAACCACGGCGTAGATGGCGAGGTCAGCATGCCGTGCAGCGAAGACGCCAACAGCTCGACCGCATGAATAGCCGTGCCGTCATAGATCAACTCGGTGCGCTTGTCGCCCTGCGTGCGCTTCTTCACGATGTCCGCTTTGCGCGGCAGCATGTAATCCGCCAGCTCTTGCCAGTGCTTCTCCCAATTCGAACGTGCATTGGCCAGATCGCGATACCGCCGATCTAGCCGCGAAACCAGCGGATCTACACTTGCCATTACATGCCCCCGTAATTGGCCATCATGCTCTTGCGCACGCGCCCGGTGTCTTTCTTCTTCGACATATCGCCACCCTCCATACGACCAGCCATGCGCTGGTTCAGCCGCTCAAGCGGATCAACCGTCATCGCCGACGAAATACCCTGCGTCGGCTGCGCAGCCCGAGCGCCCATGCGCCCAGACTGCCGCTTGTACTGATCGTTGAACATCATGCGATTAGGCCTCCGCCCATCAAGCTACGCCGACGCCGCGTGGTGCCTTCACCGCCAGCCAGCAAACCGCCAGGCGACGTGGCGATCGTAGACGCCAAACCCAACCGACGCGCCTTGGCCGCAGCACTTTCGCCTGCTCTTTCTATTTGAGCTTCCTGTTGCTCTTCGCTGGTCACTTGTGGCGAATTTTGTGAAGAAGCTACCAAGGCCGATGCTACTGGGGCAATAACCGAAGCAAATGGCAAATTGCTGCCGCCTTCGTCTCCGCCCCCACTAACTGGAGCTGCACGCGCCTGGCGCTCAGCGCCCTGGATATTCCGCATCACGTTGCCGGGATCTGTGCTGGTCAAGCCTTGTATGCTGAGCGGGCTGTACGACGGTACACTCTCGCTCTGCCCCTCAGAGATACCAAACCGAGGCATGTCGCGCGTGGCAACCAACTGCCTGTCATCTTCTGGCTGACGCTGCACCGTCATGATCGACGGGCGTGGCGGCGGCCTCTGAGACCGAGTGGGAGCGCGATCGCTGCCGCTGTCCGACCGGCTGCCGCTCTTGGTGCCCCCGCCGCCGCCGGACGGCACCCCCCACGCGGCGACGAAATCACCGCACACCCACACATCCCC